TTGATAAGGCTCTTGCTGGAAATACGCCACTTAACGCTGTAGACATTGGCTTCAAGCCAATGGATAACAGTAACTTACCGAGGTTTCTCGGAGAGTTAATAAGTTGCGTACTCCAACCAGACGGGGTACTACCCCTGCATCCGTGTGAAGAAACCGCCAGCAAAGGCTCTCTCACGAGAGTTGATATTGGCGGTATTGTCGCTGCAGTACGGCAAGTATGCTACTTATTTTATAAGTACAAACTACCATACTCTGATGAACAAGAACAGCAAGTCATCCAAAAGTTTGCGAAAACTGAGGATGATCTCGAAACCCTCAAGGACGGCTTCAAAGAACTTGAAGCTGGCCTTAAGTCTAGTACTTCCACTCGTCGAGTTCGCTATAAAGCGGATCCGACAAAAATAGAAGTACTACGCGAAGCGAGAATATTGTTGAGTAACGTATTCTCGAACTTCGATCCGTTAGACGTCACTCCAAGGCATGGGCCTGGAGCTGTTGCTACAAAGCAGCAGCTCTGGGACAAATACCTGTGGACTAACATCTCGAGTCGAATCACAGACCACTACCCGTTAGACGCCTATTATATGGCCTCTATCGGTCATGTCTGTGATCGTTATGATGCTATACAGCACATAACTAGTGAGTCTCTTCCAGCCAAGGTTATCCTTGTACCGAAGGACTCTCGCGGCCCACGCCTTATCTCGTGTGAACCCGTTGATTATCAATGGATTCAGCAAGGTTTAGGCTCGGCAATAGTTCGGCTAGTGGAGCGGCATTGGATCACTCGATACAATGTCTTCTTCACTGATCAGGAACCTAATCGTCGAGGTGCCTATCTAGGCTCCTTGAACGGTCGGTACGTGACCCTTGACCTCAACGAGGCTTCGGATCGCGTTTCTACTGATCTAGTTCGCCTGCTCTTCCCTGAACACGTTTATACGTATTTAGAGGCGTGTAGGACTTCATCAACGGTGCTACCGGACGGAACGGAATTAAAGCTTAATAAGTTCGCTCCAATGGGAAGTTGTTTATGCTTCCCTATATTGGCGCTTACCATTTGGGCCATCCTGACCGCCGCGGCACCCGACAAAGATACTAGAGATAGTATCTTAGTGTACGGTGATGATGTGATCGTTACGAAGGACTTTTCCTTGAACGCGATCGAACACCTCGAATCATTTGGTTTAAAAGTAAACCGTGATAAGAGTTGCATCAGTGGACTCTTTAGAGAGTCGTGTGGCATGGACTCCTTCTCAGGAGTCGACGTCACTCCTGTCCGTTTTCGGACAGTCTGGTCATCAACACGCAGCCCCGATTCTTACTCATCATGGATCGCTTAC